CTTTTGGAGGGTTCTGCGGTTTGAAATGCGTTTCACGGAGAGAATTAATAACCTCCCGTAATCCGTGTTTCTTTATTATGATGTTCTTTAACTCCTCGATATGATCGGCATGATCATGATCCTTGCTCGTGATGTAAGTTGGATTGTTTACCAGCAGTATTTCCTTGGCTTCCAGTTCCGAAAGCTCCCCCGCCATCTTGTTTATCACTGCGACGTAAAGGGCCTGTTTAATATTATTCTGACTTTGTTCTGTCATGGTCCTTGCCATTTGTTTGCTGTTCGTGTTCCTTGTCAATAAGGTAGCGAACGAACGCGCCCATTGACATATACTTTTCATCCGCCATGGGTTTTGCTATTTTATAGGAATCAATCTTGATTGCGATTGACTTGAATTTGGTAATGTCTGTCATTCTTTACTTCTCCTTTTCATTTAAGCTCACACATATGGGATTTAATGAAAATGTCAAGGATTAAATAGGAGAGGGTAGTCTCTAAACAAGGAAAGAACGATGTCCTTTAATTTTCCTTGATATTTAGGGTCTTTTGCATAAGAATCTAATGTATTAATAAGAGCAAATATATCAACTTCTTCTACTAAAACCTGTTTTGTACGTAAATCGCGGTATTCCTTAAAAAAACTACTATTATTTAGTAATTCTACATAATCCACAACACTCTCACACTTATTACCATATTTTTTTAATAAAGCATTTCCTTTGAGTGATTTTATATAAGGCTCTGTTCTGTCTGTTTGGATAACACCATAAAAATTATTTGCCTCTTTTGCAAATCGTGATGTTCCCCAATCTGATTCAATGATGGCCTGGGCTACACTTAATACAACCACCGCTCTTTCAAAAGGTGGTAAAAATGTGTTATATTTTACTGTGCATTCGGCAATGCCCTGCACGAATCGGTCGCGGTCGTCCTTCTCGTAATCAAAGTCGAATCCACTTAGAATGGGGTTACATAATACAAGTAGTGTTGCACAAAGCTCTTTAAGCATTACGCATCAAGGTTCTTGGCCCCAAGGCCAATTCCTCTCTTCTTTTCCTTTTCGTAGTTGTCCAGTTGATTCTGAAACGCGTCCATCTCTAGGCAGTATGTCTGGATATAGAAGACATTGTTGCCCTTTTTAATCTCCATGTCCACTATGAAATTCTCCAAAGAGACACGCTGCGATTCGCACCCTTCCTTACTATGGTACGCATAGTACCCCTTGTAACTGAGTGCGGGAATGCCAGGAAACGCTATGAGCGCCATTAAAAACCATACTGTTGCCATTATTCATCCTTGTCAAAAAACTCCAATTCCACACCCAGTTTGATTTGTTCCTTGGTCCGTTGTCGACATATTCGCGTGCCGGGTTTCCATGACTGTCTATAACTATTAGTTTTTACATCAATCTTGCGGACATTTCCAGTCTTTTCGTTCACCAGAACCATGTCAATGGGTCCTTTCGGGGATACATTACGAAACACCCAGTAGCCTTCCTTCAAAAACTTGATAACAGCCTTGTGTTCGCTGATGTCCCCTACTTTTTGCTTATCTCTCCCCATGAGAATCCTATCTTCATATCAACTTTTAAAGGAACTTTCAGCTCAACTGTCTGCTCCATAATCTCTTTTATTTTTAATCCCTGTTGCTCATTTTCTATGGAACAGTTAAGTTCATCATGGACTTGTATGTGGGAGAGTATTCCCTCCTCATACAGGTCCACCATTGCCTTCTTTGTCATGTCGGCGGAGGAACCCTGTATCAGTCTATTGAGCGCCTTGTAAGTCCAGGCTCGTTTTAAGTATGGTCCGTATTCCTTTTCCGCTTCCCACCGGGGAAGTGCCTTGTGGATTCCGAACGCGCGTGGTTCCCATCTTTCAAATCGGCATTTGCGACCGAGAAGTGTCCGTAGATAACCAACGTGTTCCGCTCGCCGTGTTGCCTGTTCCATCAACTGCTTGACGAAGGGAACACTGCTGTGAAACTTCGCGAACAGGTCGGCTGTCTCCTTTTCATCGAGACCAAGCTGGCTCGCC